CTGAAAGAGTATTAGAACCAAAAGAATTACAAGTTAACTTAGAATTGTGTAAGCAAGAATTCGTAGACAGCTGGGAATCTTTACAATTAGGATACTCTGCATTCGATGAAATCCCTGCTAACTTCACTGATTTCTTAATCAGCTACGTTGGTGGTAAAGTTGCAGAAGCAACTGAGATTTCTATCTGGCAAGGTAACGCAGCAACTAACGGACAGTTCGCAGGTTTATTCCCAGCACTTTCTGCATCAGCAGCAGCTGGTGGAGCAGATGCGGTAATCAAATCAGCACAATCTGGTTCAATCACTGCAGCTAACGTATTAACTAAGTTAGATGGTTTAGTAAACGCTATCCCTGAGACTGTATATGGTAAAGAAGATTTAGTTATCTACGTTCCAACAAACGTATCTAAAGCTTACCAACAAGCATTAAGTGGACAAGGTTCTATCAACGGATACTTGAACCAAATGAACGTTGGTGAAAAACCAATGAACTTCAATGGTATCGACATCGTATGGTGTCCAGGTATGACATCTTCTACAATGGTAGCAGCTCAAAAATCTAACTTATACTTCGGTACTGGTTTGATGAGTGATTACAATGAAGTTAAGGTGTTAGACATGGCTGACTTAGATGGTTCTCAAAACTTTAGAGTTATTATGAGATACACAGCATCTACGCAGTTCGGTATCGGACAAGATATTGCTATCCACATACCAAACTAATTGAGTAAGAAATAGGGAGGTTAACCATACCTCCCTTTACTCTAATAGTTTCAGAATTAAATTAAACAACTTAAAAAATTAAATAACATGGCTTGTAACTTATCAGCAGGACGTAATGAAGTATGTAAGGACAGCATAGGTGGTATCGCTGGAGTTTACTTTGTAAACTTTACCGGTTCTCTATCAAATGTAACTAATGGTGAATCAGATGCATTAGTAGAAACATTACCAGCGGGCTTAACTGCATATTACTACGAACTTAAAGGAAACTCAAGCTATACTGAAACTGTTAACTCTTCAAGAGATAACGGAACTACATTCTTTTCACAAGAATTGGTTCTTAACTTAAAGAAGTTAACAAATGAGATGACAACTCAGTTGAAATTAATGGCATGGGGTAGACCTCAAATCTTTGTTCACACTATGAATGGTGATACATTATTAGTAGGACAAAGAGAAGGTGCAGATTTAACTGCAGGAACTATCCAAACGGGAGCAGCAATCGGTGACCTTTATGGTTACTCTGCAACTTTCACTGGACAAGAACCTTTCCCAGCAGCATTCATTTCTGGTTCAACTTTCCAAAATCCATTTGGCGCGGTAACAAACCCACCAACGATTGTAAGTGGAACTAACTCTTAATCAGTATAGATGAAGATATTAAAGGGGGAACTTAGTTCTCCCTTTTTTTATGCTACTACTTTTCGGTTTACGATTGTTAAATTACAAGATAAATCATACATAATACGAGATAATGATAACCTATTACATATCTGGAAGCAACATAGTTGATATAAGAATCAAACCTAAATGCAGTGGAAGCTTACTTTGGAGATTACAAAATATGAGTTCTCTTCAAAACACTACTGCTTCAATAGTAAATTACGAATACGATAATTACCAATCACTCCTAACATTCACTGCATCAGTAAATAATCCTAATATAGGAGACCAATATAGAGCAGAGATTGTTAATAACGGAACGGATGTAGTTTGGAATGGTTCGGTGCAAGTGTTCTCTTCACAATCAATTGATAAAGTAAACTATGTTAACCAAATACCATTGGAAGATTTATATGTTTCTAACCTATCAGATAACGAATATATAATTTTAGATTAATATGAAAATAAAACAAAACTTTTCCATTTTTAACATGGCACAACAGGATGTTCCTGTAGTTACGGAAGATACTAAAACCCGTTATACTTGGGTGCCTGTTGGTATAAATGGACATGATGATTTCTTCCAAGCAATCACGGAAGGATACAATAGTTCTACAACCAATGCAGCTTCTATAGAAGGTATAGCAGATATGATATTTGGTAAAGGTATCTTTAGTAAGAATACCGCATTCCAAACTAACTTAGATATCATATTACCTCAGGAAGAAATTAAAAGAGTTTCTTTTGATATTAAACTATATGGTAACTCTGCTTTCCAAGTTTATTGGAATGATGAGCATACTAAGATAGTTAAAATGTATCATACTCCTATCCAAACTCTAAGAGCTGAAAAGATATATAATAATCCTCGTATTGAGAACTATTACTATTGCACTGATTGGACAGACCAAAAGAAAGTTAAAGATAAAAAGAAGATTCCAGCTTTTGGAACATCAAATGAGAAATTAGAAATCCTTTGGATTAAAAATTATACACCAGGGCAGTATTACTATTCACTACCTGATTGGTTCTCTGCATTACAATTCTCTTATGTAGAAGCTGAATTAAGCAATCTACACTTAAACAATATTGAGAATGGATTCTTACCAATGGTAATGATTAATATGAACAATGGTATTCCAGCTCCTGAAGAAAGAGATACAATCGAAGATTTGATTGAAGCTAAATTCACAGGAACAAGAAATGCAGGCCGTTTCATCCTAACATTTAACGATGATAAGGAAAGACAACCTACAATTGAAACCGTTCAGATTGATAACTTACATGAGAAGTTTAAGTATGTAGCTGAATACGCACAAGATAGAATCTTAGTTGCTCATAGAGTTACATCTCCACTTCTATTTGGTATTAGAACTGCTAATAACGGATTCTCTTCTCAATCAGAAGAAATGAAAACGGCATATTCCATCTTACAAACGATGACAATTATACCCTTCCAGAACCTCATTATAAACGCCCTAACAAGCGCATTAGCTGAAGGTGGATGGGAAGATACCCAATTGTATTTTGAGCAAATGACACCCCTTGTAATCCTTTCTCAGACTGCTGATGAAACAGGTCAGAGTGTTGAAGAAGTGCAAGATGATATCAATGATGAAGCTGAAAACCCAGCAGTAATCGAAGATGGTGGTGCAGGTGTTATAGATCCAAATGCGGATAATGCTCCACTTAAAGCTAGCAGACCTGCTCAATTCGGAACACCAGAGTTTATTAAAGAATTTAGATAAAATAAAAATATAATATTATGAGCTACGCACTCTTTATATCAAGAAACGATATTATCAAACAATCCCCTTTGCAAGGTTCGATAGATGCAGATAGATTACTATCATTTATGAGAACTGCTCAGGAAAAATATATATTAGACCTATTGGGAACTGTCCTATATTACAAATTGCAAGAGGAAGTAGTAGCAGGAACATTCTCACAAATGAATGTGTTTTATCAGGACCTTATGAAGGACCATATCAAACCTACCTTAATATGGTATGCTATGGGTGAATATCTTCCATTTAGTGGAGTGCAATTCAAATCTGAAGGTGCAGTTAAGCATGAGAGTGAGCAGAGTAAGGCGGTATCTAAAAACGAAATAGATTACCTATTACAAAAAGCTACTGATAATGCTGAATACTATGCAACTAGAATGCAAAATTATCTAATTGCTTACTCAAATCAAATCCCTGAGTATTTACAATCAGTTGGTAACGCAACTCAGATATTCCCAAATATGGCAAACACTTATTTTTCAGGTATTAATTTATAATCATTATGAGTAATTTTGTTAACAATGCCGGTATTAACTATACCCTGTATTATAATGTTTTAGATTACTTTAAAACAATTATGGATAATCACCCATCTATTGGGTTTGTATCTCAGGGTGATATATATAGTATTGATACTAATGAGTTCCCAACATATCCGTTAGGGAACGTTCTTATTAATGGTGCTCGTTTCGATGGACAAACAACGGTATATAGATGCCAATTAGTGGTAGCTGATAAAATTAAACTAAAGAATAATGAATCATCGGGTATTAGAAACAATCAAACGATTCCTTTTTATGGGACTGATGATGTGGTTGATATACATGCTAATACATTTGCTATCCTTAATGACCTTATTTCATACACCTCAGAAGCACTTACAAACTTTGACATCAATGGTCCGATAAACTTAGAAGCATTTGTGGATAAGTATGATAATGGTTTAGCAGGATTTGTTGCAAACTTTGAATTAACTACATTTAACGATAGACCTCGTTGCTTATTCAATTTGTTAGACCAACAAGATGTGAATAATCAATTAGCATGTTAGTAACTAAAGAACTTAAGGATATTGCTTTTAAATACGCTGATTTATCAGCCGTATATATGGTTAATGGACAGTTCTTTAAGAGAGCTAAAATTACAGGTAACTTAGAGAATAGGGTTCGTAATTATAACGATGTTAGTCGCATGTTAAAAGAACAATCCGAAGGTAGAGTTGTATTAGCCCTAAACTATGCTCCTCCTGGTGCGGAATATGGTTACTTTGTGCATGAGGGAAAGGGAACATCAGAAAAGTATGGTCCTAGAAGATACGCAGAATATGCTGCTAATGACCCTCAAATCCAAATGATGGTATCTGATTATGTAAAGAGTGAAATGGATAAAATGGTTTCGAAATTAGCAGGAGAGTTGGATGTTCAACTAACTGCATTCTCTAAAGGGTAGCATCAAATACTTTTGGGTTTTCAGAGGTTAAAATAATAAATATTTAAATATATGGCACTTACTATAACTCAGAACCCCGCTACTGCATCGTTAGCACAATCACCAATTGTGTTTACGGTAAGTGAGAGCACAGGGGTTATCTATAGTTCATCCTTTCAATATAACGCAGATTTATACTATTGGACTGGTTCTCAATCTGATTCAGGTTCTTACCAATACCAAATGGTAAAGTATCCAAACGCATCTACGGTAGGTATATTCGATTTTAGTAGAATCTTAAATTCTGCTTTACCTGCTCCGAGAGCAGCAAACCCATCAAATGTTAAATTCTTTACGGCTGATTTTTATACATCATTCATATCATCTTCTACAGGCGTAGCTAATATAGTTACAGGTAGTAAAGTAAGAGCAAAAACATATTCAATATTAGATGGATATGCTTTATTTGATGAAAACATAACGGGGAGTATCCAAATAAAAACTCCCTATTGGCCGATGATGACAGACGGTCCTGCAACCCAATCTTTTTTTGAGGGTAATGAGGGTGTTTTAGGCGTTTATGCAGGCGGGGCTGGTTCAACTATACTTCCAACAAAGATCGTTTATTCTGACGGGGTCTCTGTGGCTGAGGTAACGGTCTCAAGCTCACTTAACGCAACAACATCTGAAACCATAGAGCAATTACCTATGTTTCCATCGGAAGCAGGGTTTCCTTTGACAGGTTCAAATGATTATACACTTCAGGCATTCTTCTTTTCTACACCTATATCACAAAAGTTAAGTTTTAGATATAAGTGTCCACAAAAGTATCCAAATGTGAGAATCAAATGGAAGAATAGATACGGACAATTTGATTATTTCAATTTTGATATGGTTAGTAGAACTTCGTTCAAAACCGAACAAAGAACTTACCAACCACAAATTGGTTCATTCCAAGCTTCTACCTTATCCTATCAGGATTATGAAACTTCAAACCAAAAGTATATTGTAGATTCTGAGCAAGGATTGCAAGTTAATACTGATTGGGTTAGTGAAGATTATAACGAAATATTCAAGCAATTATTAGTAAGTGAAGAAGTGTATTGGGTGCAAGATGAATCAACAGGTGCAGTAACCCCTATAACAATTAATACCGAAAGTATAACATTCAAAACAGGTGTTGTTGATAAAGTAATACAATACGGATTTGAATTCTTATATGGTAAAGCTTATAAATTAATATTGTAATATGGCAATTTCGTCAACTCAGGGGTTAGAGTTTAAATTAGTAGCTAATAACGAAATATTAGACCTTTTTAGGGATGAGCAAGTTATGCTGTCCGATAATGTAACAGGTCTATTTGATTTGGGTATAATTCCTGCTGATTTTACTCGTCAGATTACACTACCTGGAACTAAAAAGAATAACGCATTCTTTGAGCATGTATATGATATATCAATTGTTTCGCCTGATATATTTGCTACAAATAAAAAAGTTCAATGTTACTTAGATTTTGGTGGATTTTATTTAGCACAGGGTTACCTACAATTAAATCAGGTTAATGTAATTGCTAATAAGTTTATTGATTCGTATGAGATAAGTATCTATGGTTCAGTATCATCATTCGCAAGAGAGGTTAGTAGAAACTTCTTAACCGATATGACAGCATCACTTTCTCAGTTTAATCATACTGCATCGTTTGAAACAATAACAGGTAGTTGGGAAGGTAGATTGTTTTCAGGTTCTATCGTATATCCATTTGCTGAATACGGACAAAAGATTGTATATCAATCAACTACTAATGTAAATGGTAT